AATTATTTTCTTTCCATTAAATTAAATACAAATGTCTGGAGCTGTAGCTGCTCATGCTGCTTATAATGGGTCTGGTACCCAGGGTCTTGCTGTCACTAATAAGGTCTCGGGAGCCGATGGCGACGTTCAATCGGTTTTCTGGAATAAAAATGATACCACTCGTCAATTACTTTATGGTTCGGCTCTTGTTGAGATTCAATCTAGCGGTTCTAACACTTTAAATTTTGGCGGTTCGAGACTATTCACTATTAATAACGATATTGATTGTTTAGGCGACATTTATTTACAGCTAAAGGCGTCGTTTCCCAATTCCGACGCCATCGCCGCGACGAACGAGGGGCCGGTCGGGGGCGGCAACTTTAGGGCCGCGCCAGCAATGTTTGCTACTTATGATTTAGTAGACCGCGTTGAATTTCAAGTTGGTACTCAAATTTGGCAAACTTTAGAAAAGGAAGATATAAGAGTAGTAAATTCAACAGAACTAGACAGTTCTGCTTTTCTAGAATCTTCGCTATTAACTTCTAATAACACGCCCGAGACCACCTGGATAGTCCTACCGTCATTTAGCAAGACTCTTTCACCATATCTAGCTAAATTTAATCAACATGCCGAAGATGGATACGCAATGGCGGCGGCGCCTCATCAAAGCGTTAAAATTAAGGTAGTATTTAGAGATGCATATTCTTCAACTATGACCGTTAGAAGAGGCGTCATCATAGCCACCGCCACCGCAGCAGCCGGCAAAGTTACGCAAGGTGCGGCCATTCCCCCATCGTATTTTTCTGTTATATCAGATCACCCTTACGTTGTTGACTCTGGCCCAACGGCCAAAGCGCTCTCGAGCGGCGACGCTGACGTAGTAGGCGCGGTCACTGAGCAGACTTTCGCTGCTCCCACCATCACTCTTAACGAATGTAAATTATATGCAAAACAGATAGTTATGTGCAACGAGGAACGCGAGGCGATGAAATCTATGCCATTGGGTATGCCAAAACGCCTTAAGATGACTCAAAATGCTCATATAACAGATGTAGGCTCTGCTAACACAAAGACTATTGATCTTGATCATTTCTCTTTATATGCTTCGCACATTATTATATCGGGTAACGTCGGGTCCGAGGTCGGTCTTAAATCAGTTGAGCTTAAGTTAAATTCTAGCTCTTTTTCGGGTGTTTTACCCGCTGTTTTACTAGATGCAGTTGCTTCAGACACAATGGGGTTATATGCTAACAAAGTAATATTCTTGTCCTCAGAGACCGATGGCTCTCAGGCTCCAATCCCCGACGCTGCCACCAACATCAGCACGGCCGCCCTCGGTCTTGCAGAATTTAGATCGCACGGTGGTTTCGGCACATTTGTTTTCCCACTTGCTTCTCGTGCGTATGGTGGTTCGTCTGTTCCTCTTAACAGATTTGATAGCATCAGACTTGTATTAACATTTTCGGGGGCCGCGGTAACTTCTTCTAATTCTTTCATTAATGTTACATGTGTAGGCAAGACCACTGCTTTATTTAAGGATGGCGCGGCGTCGCTTGCTATGTATTAAATATATAAGTGTAATGTAAATCTTATTTAAATATAAATAAATACTACATTATACAAAAGTAAATTAGTTAATTAATTTAAAAAAAAATAAATACATTTATAATAAATGTCAGGCTCAATAGCAGCAATAGCGGCTTATAACGGCACAGGAACGCAGAGTTATGGAACAACTGATAAGCAACAAGCAGGTGTTAAATCTGTATTTTGGAATGATTATGATACCAATAAACATTTTGTAAATGGTTGTAGCGTATCTGAAGTATCGAGCAATAAAGGCACCATAACAAGTGAAGAAACTATTGTATTTACATTTGATAACGACATTGATGCTATAAGTGATTTACATTTAGTAGTTGAGACAGATAGTATGGACACGGCAACAAACAATCCACTTCCTCCATGGTGGATGTCTCTTTTGATTGAAAGAGTTGAAATGTGTGTTGGTAATCAAATAATTTCTACTATCAATTCAGCTGGATTGATTAAAAGTTTCTTAGATTGCGAAACCCCTTCATTATATAAAGGTAAGATACCTCTTAACTCAGGTATAGCAAAGGGCGCCGCTGCTGCTGCCTACTCAACTATATTTAAATTACCTATATTTAATACACTAGATAATGATGTAGATTGCTCTTATTTAATGGGATTAGCAAATAACCAAACATTACAGGTTAAAGTTTACCCACAAAATCTATCAGCATCTGATTTTACTTCTAATGTAGTGGCAATTGATAGCCCTGGCACAGAATTCGACTTCAAACTCTTTGCTAATAAGTGCACAATGACCAACGCAGAGAGAAATCTACTTAAAAATCAGGTAGTTCCAAAAAGAACTAATATTACTCAGAGCGCCACTAAATTTATGTCTTCTTCAACGACCTTTAATTCAACCTCACCTATAACTATAAATTGTGATCATTTTAATATCTATGCAGATGCATTATATATAATAGCAGGAGAGATGCCGGACGACTCCTCAAACCCCGGTGTCACTAGTGCTTTTGATATAGAAGTTTTTCTCAACTCCAGTTCATATTCGGGTATACTTCCTCCAGAAGTAACTAATGTAGCTACTTCTTTAAATCAATACTCTCATGCTGATCTAGATGACGTATACTATTATAAGATACCACTAGCAAATCTTGCAATGTCAAAAGACCAGGATTTTGTTCCATTAGGTAAATATGATTCAATTAGAGTAGTATTAACACCTATATCTAGTATTACTACTTCACCAACTTTTGTTAATACTCTATCTGTTATAGCAACAGGCAAAACTACTGGTGTCTACCAAAATGGTGCCGTTACATTCACTACATTTTAAATACATTTAATAAACTTCCAACCTAGATCTTTACATATTTCTTTCCATATACTTTCCTGTTCGAATAACTTTTCACGACTTTTAAGCAATGGAAAGTAAATTAAGTATTCATTTTTATCTAAAAGTTGAAAAAATTTGTATAACGTATAAGAATAGCTTAAAAAGTTCTTTCTATTTTTTGGACAGTGCTTTTCAAACGGTTCTTGAATTTCATTAAACATATCCATTAGTTTAGTTTCTAGCTCTTGTGAAATTATAAGTTGTTTATTCCCTGTTATTTTATGGATTATGTTTGGAATGTGTTCATAGTATTTATTTAATTTTAACTTCTTTAGAAATTCTTTAATTTTACAGTAAGTAATAAGAGTTTTATCAGTAAGACGTTCTTTTTTAATTTCTATTATAAGTAACTGTATTACTTCGTCAGGCAAATTTGTGCCTTCTCGACCTTGTATTTGTGTAATCCACTCTTTAAAATGATTAGTTCTTTTATAACTGTAAGGTTTTGTATACTCGTGGGTTTCTGCATGATTCCACTCTGGTAATTCAGATATATTAAAATTTTGAGTAATTCCGCATTCGTAACATATCAACAGTCCAGCTGATGTATCATGAATCAGATTACATTTACAATCTTTGCAAATGTATTCATTCTTTTTTGCTTGAATACATCTGTTAGATTCATCTGGAAAGCATTTTGTCATATACATTTTATACATTTCTTCTTTATTATTTTCAGAATCTAATGAGATGTATTTAAATATTTCGCCATTATTATCAGTAGCAGATGTATACTCCTCGGTATCTATTTCTTTGATGAAATCTAGTGATTTAAACAAATACTCAGATAAATCTCTATCATTTGAGATGTCAGTTATTTTTTGTTCTAAATTTTTAATTTTATCTTCGATGTCTTTGTTAAATTTATTTACTGTTTTGGCTTTACGTAATAAATTTAACTCGGATTTATATTTTTCTATATTTTTCTTTTCTTTTTCTATATTTTCAATTGTTTGATTATGTTTTGCTATTATAGACATTCTAGAATCTGTATGTGCATTTTTTTTAGAAATCTTAAAAGAAGACATTATAAAATCAATAATTTATTCTTTTAAGCACATTTTATTTAAAACGTATTTAATTTAAAAATATATATTATTATTAGAAATACGATGTTGATATCTTATTCAAAAAAATTAAACATTAGAATATTAAGGAAAATATGTAAAATTAAATGTATTAAATTTGTATCTCAATTAAATAAATTAAAATTAATTAAAATATTAAATGAATTTAACGCAGTTAAAATTATTCAACAATGTTTTCGTAGAAAAACCATAATAGATAACTATTGTCCGATAAGTCATGAAAGTCTGAGATATCCTTTTATTTCTTTAAAAGTAAATAATAAATTTTTCTATTATGATTTTTATACCCTAGTTACATACTTAAATAAGTCTCAAGACTTTAGAGAACCTTGTACGCGTCAACTTATAACTGATAATAAACTATTAGAAATAAATAAATTAATTAGGTACTACTATGGGAAAAATAGTAATAAAATACTTATTTCTAAAACAATGATTAAAAATACGGATCTTAACATCATAATTTACTGTTTGTATGACATTATTAATGAGATACAAAATAGAGAAATTTTACTCGAAGACATTTATAACAATATCCTTCCTCGATTGATATATTATATAAACTATCTTATTAAAAATCACACTCGAGAAGATTCGCAAATAGTTCTTAGTGCATGTAAAGAAGCTATTACTAATAGCATAATCCTTGATTATATAAGACTTATCGAGGTTATAAATTACTAAATTTTACTAATATAAAGAAAACTTCATATTAAATATAAAGAATCAAATGGAAGATTTTTGTAAAATATGTGATCCAAAATGTAAATATAAAAATTGTATATGCAATGAAAGTTTTGAGAATTTTTATAATACATTTAATGAACTTCAAAGTATTCAAAGTTTAGGCAAATTTAATCTAACTAAGAGCTGGAGTATTTCTACTATGACAATATGTTGTAGTTTTAACAGTAGAATAAATTTAGAGAATTACATTAATGTTTATTGCGACGAAATTGGAGATAAGACTTTCTATAATTGTATTAACACATACATCGGTGTAAAGTATCAAAATAAAACAAGGATCTCCATTAAGATATTTTCAAATGGTAATATACAACTAGCTGGAGTATTAAATGTAATGTCTGCTACATATGCTATACGTAAAATTTTTAGAAGATTAACTAATTTAAACTCATTTGAGACTGCCGCTCACATATCAAATGTAAGAATATGTATGATAAA